TCGTACTGTTCGTTGGTGTGGATCGGGCGCCCCTCCTCGGCGAAGGTCTCCATGAGCACCTCCTTCGACGGGAGTTTACCGAAGAGGTTCACGTGCATGTCGATGCGACGGAACTTGTTGCTCTCGACAATCATCCACGCGAGGTACTTTTGCTGACTGTCCTTGAAGTCAAAGTTGGTCAACTTGAAGAGGGACTCGAAGGTTTCCAGATCTTCGATCATCTTCGACGTGACGTCCGGATCGCTCTTCTGGGACATCGAGGTGAAGAGATACTTCATGTCACTGTTGATTCTCTGCTCCCGCTGTTTTTGCTTCACACTTCTCTTGCCCTTCTTCCCCATGCTTCGATCGTAGTGCGTCAACGTGTGCGGGGTGATCACCCCACTCTGCGACACGACATGCCCCCGAAAAAGAAAATGAAGAAGCAAGATTTGAAAGAGTTTCTCTCGATTCTCACAGATCTCTCAGACGCGTACGATGAACAAGGTGACGCCGGTCGCGCGAAGTCGTTCAAGGTTGCTTCGGAAAATCTTGAAAAGTTTGCCGATCTCACGAAGAAGACTTTCTTGGAGTCGAGTGAAGACTACAAAGACGTGAAAGGCGTGGGGAAAAGTATCCTCGAACTCATGGACGAGTTCATCGAGACCGGTGGCTGCCAGAGACTCGAAGAACTCTTGGACTTTGAGGAGATTGTGGAAAAGCGCAAAGAAGCACGAACGAAACAACTGCACGCCTTGTCGAAGCCGGTCAATAAATCCATGGCTAAGGCTTTCTACATGATCGATCACGAATACATGGTTCAGCGAAAAAAAGATGCGAAACAGCTGATCAAAGGTATGGACGTGCCCATGCGCGTGCTGGTTGCCCAGTTGTTGCGTGAAGAAGACTATTTGCCTTACGAAGAAGACGACGGCACAATGTGCGATTACTGTGAGTTGGTGAGAGATGAAAACCACAGTGATGAATGTGTGTGTGACCAGTATCTCGCCCTTCGCCACGCGGTAGAATTGGGTTGCGAAAACCTACCAGATTTGTAATCCCCACTTCTCGACGCGAACATGTCTGAAAAAGTTCAAAAATTAAGTCACGTCGAACACATCCTCAAGCGACCGGACAGTTACGTCGGAAGCGTGGACAAGACGGCGGAGGAACTCTGGGTCCTCGGTGATGGTAAATTCGAGAGACGCCTCCTCACCTACTGCCCGGCGTTGTTGAAGATATTCGACGAGATCTTGGTCAACGCGATCGACCGGAACTCTGAGCACCCCACGGAGGTGACGACGATCTCGGTGACTGTCACCGGGGATGGGGAGGTGTGCGTGGAGAACAACGGTCCCCTCGGTGGTATCGCCGTGGAAATGCACGACAAGGAGGGGGTGTACAACCCGGAACTCGTCTTCGGTCACCTCCTCACGAGCACCAACTACGACGACACCAAGACACGGATCGTCGGGGGGAGGAACGGATACGGGGCAAAATTGACTAACGTGTACTCCACGGAATTTAAAATTAAAATTAAAGATCCGGTGAATAAAAAAATTTATTCTCAATGTTGGAATGGAAACATGAAAAATTGTGGGAAACCAAATTTAAAATCTTACTCCGGAAACACTTCTTTGGTATCCGTGACTTTCACACCGGATTGGGAAAAATTTGGCATGCGTGGCATGGATCGAGACTTTTTCAAACTCATCGAGAAGAGGGTCTGGGACGCCAACGTGTGCACGTCACCCAAGTGTAAGGTGAAGTTCGGCGGGGAAGCCCTCCCCCGGATGAACCTCGAGGCGTACGCCAAGATGCACGGTCTCGAGAACACGTGCTACGCCGAGACCCAGAGGTGGGCGGTGTGCATCGGGGCGAGCCCGGAGGGGTTCAACCAGGTGAGTTTCGTCAACGGGATCTGCACCACGAAGGGTGGCACCCACGTGGACGCCGTGGCGAACCTCATCGCCCAAGGTCTCATCGAAGAAATGAAGAGTAAAATAAAGTTGACCGGGACACAGGTGAAAAATACTTTCATGCTCTTCGTCCGGGCGACTTTGGAAAATCCAACATTCTCGTCGCAGATCAAAAATGAGTGCACCTCCAAACCGGTGTCCTTCGGATCAAAGTTTGAACCTCCAACGAAAACTTTTTTCAAAAATGTTCTCAAGACTGGCATACAAGATGAACTTCTCTCCCTCTCCAAGTTTAAGGAGATGAAACAACTGGCGAAGACGGACGGTGCCGCGAGGAAATCTCGGATCACGGGGATACCGAAACTGGACGACGCCAACAAGGCTGGCACCGCGCAGTCACAGAAGTGTACACTCATCCTCACGGAGGGTGACTCCGCCAAGTCCCTCGCCATCGCCGGTCTCAGTGTGGTCGGGAGGGACTACTACGGGGTCTTCCCACTCCGGGGAAAAGTCCTCAACGTTCGGGACGCGTCCGTGAACCAACTCAGTGGGAACGCCGAGTTTCAAAACATCAAAAAAATTTTGGGACTCCAACAAGGAAAACACTACTCCTCCCTCGGTGAGTTGAGATATGGAAAACTCATGATCATGACCGACGCCGACGACGACGGGACACACATCAAAGGTTTGATCCTCAATCTCATACACAGCATGTGGCCCTCCCTCTTGGGATTAAATTTCGTCGTGAGCATGATCACACCCGTGGTCAAGGCGACGTCCGGGAAAAATAAATTTGATTTCTACACCTTGGAATCTTTTCGACAATGGTCATCCGGGGTGGACACGAAAAATTTTAAAATCAAATACTACAAAGGTCTTGGTACATCCACAAGTGTCGAGGCGAGAGAATATTTCAAGGACATTCACAGACTGACCGTGGGGTTCGACGTGGACCCGGACACGGACAAATCCATGAGACTCGCCTTTGATAAAAAGTTGGCGGACGATCGAAAAGTAATGATCCAAGAAAAAACAAAAAAAGGAGACGACACCATCGATTACGGAAAAGTTCAAAAAATTTCAATCACCGATTTCGTGCACCGGGATTTGGTAAACTTTTCCATAGCCGATCTGAAGCGAAGCATCGCCCACGTGGCGGACGGTCTCAAGCCGTCTCAGCGAAAAGTCCTTCACGCGTGCTTCGCCAGGAACCTGACTCAAGAAATGAAGGTGGCGCAACTGGCGTCGTACGTCTCCGAGAAGACGGCGTACCACCACGGTGAGGTGTCCCTGGCGGAGACCATCGTCAAGTTGGCGCAGGATTTCACCGGGAGCAACAACATCAACGTGCTCGTGCCGTGCGGTCAGTTCGGGACACGGATCATGGGTGGCAAAGACGCCTCCCAACCGAGGTACATCTTCACCAAACTGTCTCCGGAGACGAGAAAAATATTCGATCCCAGGGACGACGCCGTCCTCAACTACCTGGAAGACGATGGGAAATCGGTGGAACCCGAATATTTCGTGCCCACCCTTCCCATGGTGTTGGTCAACGGCACCAAGGGCATCGGCACCGGATTTTCTTCGAGCATCCCACCCTTCAATCCGGAAGATCTTCGAAACTTGATAAAACAAAAAGTGATTCACGGTGAACACGTGAGGGATTCTCTGAAACCGTGGTTCAAGGATTTCACCGGCACGGTGACCAGACAGGACGAACACACGTGGGTCGCCACCGGGAAGTACGCCGGTGGGCACGTCACCGAACTGCCACCGGGGAGGTGGACCCAAGATTTCAAGGAACACCTGGACAAACTCTTGGAGGACAAGACCATCACCAACTACGTCAACAACTCGACCACGGAAAAAGTTGATTTCAAAATCGTGGGATACTCCGGTAACGATCCGGTGAAGGATTTCAAACTCTCGGAAACTTACAAGACATCCAACATGCACCTGTTCCACCCGGTGACTGGAATAAAAAAATATGAAACCCCGGAAGAAATATTGTACGACTACGTCGACATCCGGATGCAATATTTCGAAAAGAGGAAAAAACATCTCTTGGAAAAATTGAGGGAGAGAGCCACCGTGTGCAGCCACAAGGCACAGTTCGTGTGGGCGGTGGTGAACGATCAACTGAAAGTCTTCAAAAGGAAGAGGCAAGACTTGGAGGCGGAGATCGCCCAACACTTCCCAAAGGTGGAGGGTTCCTACGCGTACCTCCTCGACATCAAGACGTGGCAGTACACGGAGGAAGCGATCCAGTCCCTCGTGCAACAGACGCAAGAGGCGAACCGGGAATTCGGCGAACTCAGCTCGAAGACTCCGAGGGAACTTTGGTTGGAGTGTTTGTAATTAAGTCAAGTTGTTCTTTTGTACGTTCAAATTCGCCGACACCTCCAGGTTGAGCCAGTTGAGGTTGGCGTCCACCGCTTTCGCGAGCGCCTTCTGGAACGCATTCTTCGCCACCGGGTTCTCGAGGCGTCTGATCTTAGTTCGGATGGTCGAACGCAAGTTGGAGAGTCGCTTCTTCTCCAGTTTCTCGCGCTCGCTTTGTTTGTTGCGGTTGTAGTTTTTGTTCGTGTAGTCCCGACACAAGTTACCCTTTGGATTTCCCGCGTAGCACTGCTTTTTCGCCGCCTCGTACTGCGCCTCCAGGCGCTTGACCTCCGTGTTCAACTTGGACATCTCGTGAAGCATCGCGGCGCGCTTTCTGAATTGCTGCGCCATGGTCCCGGTCGCCCACCGGGGCGCCTTGTTTCGCTTGTTCGGAAGGATCATCTCGTCGAAATCGTCCGTCAACTTGACGTACTTTTGTTGCAAGGCGGACAGTTTCCGGTCGAGTTGGACCATCTTCGTGCACGAAGACATGACGCGCATGCACTTGTTTTCGCTCGTCTTGGTGGGCTTCGGTTTGGGTTTCGGCTTCGACGTTGACTTGGTTTTGTCACGGCACTTGCCGAGACGCTTGAGTTCGGTTGGACACTTGCTTCGCGTCTGCACCATTCTTGTTAAATTAGGTTGATATTTTTTTTGTAGTCTCACATTAGATATGTCTGGAGGCGCCGGGGCAAAAATTTGTCTGAGCGCGATTGGCATGCAGGATGAAGACCTCCTGTCCAAGAAACCAGAGGATGGGATGTTCTTCTACGAGAGCCAGAGGCATTCAAACTTTTCAAAGTACCACCGGAGTACTAAAGTAAAGTCACCGGGGAGCAAAGACTCGTGGCCTTTCGGGGAGACCATCAAGGTCGAGTTCAGACCGCAAGACAGGGGAGACCTCTTGAGCAACATGTGGCTCAGCATTAAACTTCCGGGTCTCACCGGTGGGAAGAACTACACAGACCAAATCGGGAGACACATCGTGAAGAAAGCGACGATGAGAATCGACGAGACCATCTTGGAGGAATTCCACGCGGATTGGGGAATCCTCTACGACGAGTTGTACCTCGAGACATCGGAAAAAGTCGCGAACAGGTTTCTCGTCAACCGGTCCCTCGCCTTCGACTCCACGGAACTCAACGAGAACGACGTGATCAGCGCCTACGAGTCAGAAATCCTCATACCCATCAACTTTTTCTTCAGCCGGAAGTACGCCGCGGACGAGTACAGTGGGAACAACCCGAACCGCCCATACTTTCCCCTGTGTGCGTGCTTCAAACAAAAGATTGTCTTCGAGTTTGAGTTTTTCAAACAACAATTCTTCTGCGACGCCGACAGCCAAACGGTGGGGTTACCGGAGTTCCACCTCGTCACCGAAGAGATCACCCTGACGAACGAGGAGCGATTGTACCTCACCAAACAGAAACAGGTGTTCATCACGGACATCGTCCGGAAACACCCGGTGACGGAAACGGTCCCCGGTGACGTCACACTGACCCAACAACTCGTCCCGAACATTCCCGTGAAAGCGGTGCATTGGTTCTTCCGCGACAAGAGGTTCGAACAGGAAGAGATAATCAAAGACGCGGGGGAGACGGACGAGGGCAAGTTTTTCTGTCACAACCGGTACAACTTTTCGCGGGCGGACGACTTCGACGAGTTGAACACCTTCTTCGTGCCGGTGATGAAGGACGCCAGTTTTTACATCAAAGGTAACCGGTTACCGAACACGACGTCCACGGACCACACGTTCTTCAAATACTTGGTGCCGTTCCAAAAGAAACTTTCGCGCCCGATCCGAAACATTTACACTATGAGTTTCTCGATGAATCCGCTCGTGGTGGAACCATCGGGAAGCCTTGATTTTTCGCGACTCCAGGGGAACAAAACAACCTTGGAGTGCACGCTGGAGAGTGGACTCACGGAGACGTACTCTTTGAATATTTATTACACCGGGTATGTGGTCATGGTCATCGAAAACGGACTCCTAAGAATGTCCACCCAAGACATCTCGGAGGTGACGGCGGATCCGGACGCGCCCATGACGGAGGACGAAGCCCTGTCCCTCATCGCCGAACCCGACCCGGGTCCCACGAAACCGAGGGAACCGAATTACGTAGACGACTTATTGAACAACGCGAAGCGGTTGTTCTCCATGTAATCCAAAATTTTGTTTCGTATCACCCACCGTATGAAATTCAACTGCGCCAAAGTGGTTTGAATCTCCATCTCCGTTCCCGGAATTTTGTACGTGATCTTCGACGAGCGACAGAATGGATCGAAGAACCTCTTCGAGAAACCGTTGAGGGTGTTCTTGTACGCGCAGTGCACGGTGAAGATCTTCCCGTCTTGGGTCTGGTAGTGCGTCAGGTTCTTCTTAGCATAGTTCGTGATGAACCACTCGATCGACCGGAGACTCGGACTGCCGTTCTTTTTGTTCAACACGTTTACCAAGGTGTCACGGTTCGTGGGCTCGTTGTAAAACTGGTTGACGGATGCAAAAAGTAATTCTGATTTGGTTGACATTTTCGTTATCCTAATATATCATCTAAATCTTTATACCCGTCTCGGGTGTCCTTCTCACACGCAGGGCACCCGGGGACGTAACCTAAACACATGTCGTGATTGTGATCTTGGGAATGATTTCTCTGCATGAACGGCACCGGTCGAGACTGATCCCTCTGGTACAGGTGTAACTTGCAGTACCCGTCGAACTGCCCCGTCCGCGTGCACACGGCACCCATCTGCGTGATCCCCTTACACTTGGACTCCCCGGAGAGGGTTCGCACGTCCGGGATCATCGCCATGACGTCCATCTTGTTCAGACCGTACGCCCGACACACCCTCTCCGCGAATTCCACGCACGCCCCACGCACGCGGTTCTGGACCTCGTCCTCGAAAACATCAATCAGTTTTTTCGGTACGTGAGGATCCATTAGACTTACTTATAGTTGTTTCGTAATTTTTAAATATGGAATCCAGGGTGGTTTGTTTTTCCTTGGATTTACGAACCGGTTTCGCCCTCGGGGGTTTGTACCGGGCGATGATCTCACCGAAGATTTCCTCCTTGGCGTCGTTCACGAGGGGCTCGAGGAGGTCGGACACCGGTTTCAGGAACTTGTTGAGGAAGTAGTAGTGATAGTCCACCGGAATCTTGTTCTCCGAGACGTACTTTGGATCTTCCGCCTTTTCGAACGCCTTCGCCCGGTGACCGGCTTCCGTCTTCGTGAGGAGGTACGGCACCCGGTCGCCACTCTGTGGGGCGCTTCCGGGTTTTCTCTCCTCCATCTTTAAGTGCACCTGAATGTGGGACATGTTGTGGGACTTGTAATTTTCCAGATCACCCAACTGTTGGGACAAGATTAATTTGTCGTGGGGCACGTCACCGGTGAGAAGTTCGAGAGCCCTCTCCCGGGACAGTTCGATCGCCGGTTTGGTGTCGTTCGATTCCAAGATGAGATCCAAAAGTTCTTTGCACACCTCTCGGACGTGCGGGGTGTTGTCCCTTCGCACGAGACTCAAACCTTTCACGTCGATGTAATCCATGTGCATCTCCCCATCCTTGCCCTTGGTCCACAGTTTCGCGGCGTACCTCTTCTTACTGTAGAGAATGTATGGGTAGTACGTCTTCTCGAGTTCAAGATCGTTCGGTTTTTTGAAAAGTTTCGTGCACTCCTCCGCCGCGCGCTCCCCGAGATCCCAACTGTACTTGATGGCGTCCATCCCGGTGCGCCCCTCGCAATCGAACTCGACCATCACGGAATCCGTGTCTCCGTACCTCACGATCGCGCCCGGGAAGTGCTTCTCCACGTACGTCTTCGTCTCTTCGATCATGCTCCGACCCTTCGCGGTCGTCGTCGACGCGATCTCCGAACATGGGAGCATTCCGGATTTCACTCCGGTGAAACCGTACATGCTGTTCATGCTTATCTTGTATGCCAACTGCTTGCCGTTGTAAATCTCTTTCATGAATCCAGTCGCCTTCGCCATGTCCTTCTTCGCTTTTTTACGGAAAGCCTTGAGTTCGTTCAGGATCGAAGGCAGGAGGGACGGCACGTCTTGGGCGAACTTGTACGTCTCCCCGCCCACCTCGAACTCCTCGTAGGTGATACCGGGGATGTTTGCGTATTTTGGATCTTTGACGAGGGTGGAGTAACACAAGTTGTGTGCCATCATGATGCTCGGATACAGGGAGGCGAAATCCAACGCCGTGATGGGAGAGTAGTACGCACCCTTTTGGGCGTCCAACACGGTGGCGCCCACGTACCCCTCCGGAATTTTTATCTGTTCCTTCCCAAAGTATACCTTCTCCGTCTTGTAGTCCTTGTAAATCGTGGGCACCATGAACCCCAACTCCTTCGCCTTCTTCGCCAACTGGGAGAAAACTTTTATTTGTTGTCCCCGGGTGACTAGGAAATCCAAAGGCACCCACGTGGCGTTCGCCATCTCCAACAGGTTGAGGAGGGTGCACAGACGCTTGAGCAACCGGTGGGGAAGCAGGGTGTCCTTGATGCAGTACCTCGCAACCTCCATGAGTTTGTGTGGGTCACCTTCCCGGTAACGCGCAAACATCTCCTTCGGGGACATGTCGATCTTTTCATCCCCCAAGTACAACTTACTCACACTGTTCAGGGAATAACTGTCCAACTTGTATCCTTTCTTCACCTCCTGGAAGAGATCGAAGACAAATCTTCCGGGCATGGGTAAAAGCAAAAGTTTGTTGTCACCGAGGGCGCTCGAGGAGAGAATCTTTTCTTGCAAACTGGACATGACCCCTTTCAGGCGACCGAGGAACATGAACTTTCTCGCCCCGGTGTGCACCGCTCTCCGGTAGAGATACTGGAGATCGAAACCGAAAATGTTCCATCCGGTGATGATGTCGACGTTGTGTTCGTGCACGTACGCCGTGAACGCCTCCAACATCTCCTTCTCCGTGGGGTACGACACGATGTCACCGGAGTCCGGGTCGGGGTCGGTCTCCTTGTAACACAGACACGTCTTCCGGTACGGCTCGTCGCTGCCCAGGTGACACAAGGTGATGGCGATCTGAAAACAGGCGTCGTCCGGAACCCTCGGGGACGGGAACTTTCCAGTGGACGAGTTGCACTCGATGTCCACAGAGGCGACGACGAACGGGGCGACGTCGTCCTTGTCCACCGGTGTCAGGGACGACCAGTCGTTGCAAAACAGATCGACGTCCACCGACGCCCGGTGGGCTCGCACGCAGTGGTCGCCGGTGTTGATCCACCCAGCCGACTTGATCCCGGTGTCGTGCATGAAACGCAGGAGGGGATCGAGGTTCGCCTCGTACACCTTGAACATCGTCGGACCCCTGCTCATGTACACCGGTCTCCGGAAAAAATAATCCAACCTCTTCTTGCATTCAAGATTTTTAAACTCCAACCTTTCAAAATTATTTTGCTCATTATTTTGAAATCCCCACAAACATTTTCCCTTCACCGTCTCGTGACTGACCACGTACCCCGGATACTTCTTCTCGATGATCTGAAACAACTCTGTCTTCGTCGACGAAAAATTATCAGGAAGACGAATGAAAAAGTACGGATTGTAGGACGTCGTCACGCACACCGACCGACCGTCCCCGGTTTTTCCCATGATGGAGATGAAGTAACCGTATCCGTCTTCATCATCTTTCGCCTCCCAGGTGAGGGCTTGGAAATCAATCCCCATGTTGAAACTGCGCTTAAAATTTTTATGTCAGTATAGTAATAATTATGAGTGGAGCATTGATCGAACTCGTGAGCCGAGGGGTCGCCGACACGCACCTCACGGGTCAACCCGAGATCTCGTTCTGGAGACAAAACTTCAAGCGACACACGCCGTTCAGTATGAAGCCAGAGCGTCTCGACTATATCGGCACGTTCGGTGCGAACAACGAAGTCACGATCCCGATCGTGAGCAAGGGGGACCTCCTCTCCTACGTGTGGATCGAAGCCCCGGGTATCGCCACAGCGGACACCGCGTCTTCCCCGAGCGCCACCGGATTGCACGGTTCCACCGCGGCGAACCCGACGGAGTTCAGCCTCTGGATCGGTGGTCAGCAAGTCTGCGTCCTCGACACGCTCTTTATCCAAGGCGTGCACAACGTGTTGTACAACACAGACCAGGCGAAGGCTTCCGGTGCCGTGACGACTTCTGCCGTTAAAAATAACTCCACCGGGGCGTACAGCGCGACCACCGGAGACCACTATTTCATCCCGTTCTTTTTCGGGAACGGTGATTTGACTCGTGCCCTCCCATTAGTGGCTATGCAGTACCACTCCGTGGAAATTAAAATCAAGTGCCGCGATGGATTCATCCCGGTGACCACCCCGAAGGTGTACGGACAGTTCGTGTTCCTCGACTCAGCGGAGCGACAGTTTTTCACCGAGAATGAACACCAACTCTTGATCACGCAGACCCAACACCAACTCGCCGAGACCTCGGACACGGAGTTCGACCTCACCTACTTCAACCACCCGTGCCGCGCCTTCCACTTGGTGAACGGCAAGAGCACGGACTCCAACTGGGCGACCGAGTACAACTTCGACAAGGCGACCCTCTACGTCAACGGCGTCGCGCACACGGAGAACATGTCCAACGTCTACCACCACACCATCGTGCCGCAAATGCACTGCAGCGTGCTTCCGGAGAACGAGCTCGACAACGTCCCGGTGTACACCTGGTCGTTCGCCGCCAAGTTGAACTCGGCGCAACCGTCCGGAAGCATCAACGCCTCCAGGATCGACACCATGAAGATCAACGTCACGTCCCCGACCGGTGGCAACTCCCTCCACAGGATGTACGCGGTGAACTGGAACGTCCTCAAGGTCTCGAAGGGTCTTGCGGGTGTTATGTACGGAAACTAAACAATCCCAAAAAATATAAAATAAATCCGTGTTATTATTAGATTAGACATGTCTAACAATAACAGAAATAGTGTAATGATAATGGGTGAACGCTTACAATATTAATACAACAACTGCACTTGACTTGAGTTTCAAAAACTTGAAATCCCTTCCAAACAGTATTGGTCAACAAACGAATTGACCTCCCTCCCAAACAGTATTGGTAAACTTACAAAACTTGAAGAACTTTCTTCTCCCCCCAAAAAATCAAAACTTTCTTCCCCGAGCAAAAAATAAACTTACTGCGCTTAGCGGCAGGGGTTAAAAGTGTTTCATAAATTATGTAATTGAACTATATATGAAATTGCTAGTCATCTTCATAATCTTTTTTTTAGTATCAAGGCACGTGGCTCTATCAAAAAAATCAAACATGAGAAGGCATCTCAGCGCCGAGTACGACTACGCACATTTCAGTAAGATTGACAGGAAAAATTACTTCCTGTTTCCGGAGTTACTGCTGACATCCCCACAAAGATACACGCTAGAGACAGGTCAGTCCATCTACATACCACCCAATTGGTGGCACTGGGTTCGCACGGACGCAAACACGTTCGCCGTCAATTTTTGGGCGGATGAAACGAGGGAGCGTCGCGAACCATTCAAGTTTGAATCGGAAAACTCACACACCCACAAATCTATCGTGCAGAAGATGAAAGAAAAAGTCAACACACCGGAAGAACACATAAAATGGAATCACGACACGGATATCATGAAACGCAGTGACTCCGGGTACGTGATAACTCTACCGGGGTACAAAACGATCGATGCACAAATGAATTCTGATTTAGTCGACTGTGTGGACGAGTCCATAAAGCCATCCATGTTGGTGAACCCGGAAGTAAATGCCTGGATATCCATGGAAAATCGACACGACACCGGTCTTCATTACGACGACAAACACGGGGTGCTCACGGTATTGTCCGGAAGAAAACACGTGACACTATTTCCACCAGCAGACACGAAATATTTACATCCACACGACATGAAACCTTGGTGGACAACGGTAGAACCGAGAAAAATCGAGTACAACGCGTACCGCGCAGTCTCTCATTTACCGGATACGTCTCATCCATCTTCCAGATTATTGTACGAAAGTTTACACACCGCTGAACACAGAGACAGAATAATAAGACACATCAACCGGTGCAAGAGAGATACAGTGTGGGGATGCAAACAGATGTACGATTCCCCAACCATCCGGTGGGAAATGTATGAGTATCACTACGATCTATATTCAAACGCGTTCATAGAACAAAGAAAGATAATAGACTCGAAAGATTACTACGACACACAAGATGTCATAGGACCGGAAACGCACGAGTACTACAGGATAACTGAACTCGCTCGACCATTTATGGGATTTGGAACCAGAAATGAGAATGAAAAAGAGAGTGTGTTTGTGTTGGATGAATCCAACAGGTTCAAAGAAAATGCGAAAGAGTACATGAAAGAGATTGGATTTGATAAGTTTCCCGGTGACTTGTTCAACAAATATGAGTGTAAGGACTTAGTGTGTTGGAATAAATTTGACGGCAATTATTTCATCCAATTTTTGGGCATAAGCGTTGAAAATTTCATTGACTTTTTAAGTACACACAATTATCCGTCGCACCTCGTGGAACACGTGTCCGGTGCAAAGGAAAAATATAGAGACATCACACACGAAATAACCATAGTGTATGATAAAAATGGAAAAGTTGTGAGGTCTGGATTTTATGGAATACTCTGAAATAAAAAAATCACTTTATGAATCACGTCCACGTGTGACTCATAAATTGATGAAAAAGTTAGTTGGAGAGTCTCCGGATACGGGACTCACGGTTGTACGACGCGCGCATGGACGGGATACCAAGGTTTC